GTTTAGCGTCGAAGCCCGCAGCAGCTACACAATCAAAAATGGCGACGAAGTTGTCCTGAAGGTGTTTTGGCGTGCTTTGACGATCGCTGACCGCGACCGCATCAACGACGTGATCAAAAGCCTGAACAAGGGCGACGACGAGAACAGCTTGGAGTTTGCGCTACAGACCATCATCCAGAAGGCTGAGGATGAGGGCGGCGCCAAGCTGTTCAGCCAAGGCGACCGCGCCGCACTGCGCAACGAACTGCCGATGGCTGTTCTGCTGGACATCATGACCAAAATGCAGGGCATGGCGGAGGGGGTCGAGCCGGAGGCCGTCAAAAGCGCAGATTGATAAGGATCCGCAGCTTTACCTGCAGTTCTTTATCGCGGAAACCTTGGGCATGACGCTGGCCGAATTACGCCAGCGCATGTCCACGGAAGAGCTGTACGCCTGGAGCGCTTACTTGAACCTCAAGTCCGAGCGTGAGGAGAAGGCGTACGAACGCGCCCGTCAGGAGGCCCAGTACCGCAGAGTTCGCTAATCTGGATCTACTAGGCGGGCGTTTTCTGTGGCTGGCGTCAACTACGAAGTTAATATCCAGCTGAACGCCAAGACGCTCGACAAACAACTCGGCGACCTCGAAAAAAGGGTAAACAACCTCAAGAAAAACCTTGCTGCGCCATTACGAACAGAAGAGCGTGCCGCTAAACAAGCCGCTGCCAGTGCAAAGGAGCGAGCCCGACTTGAGGATCGAGCCGCAGCCGCCCAAGTAACTCGCGTCAACTTGGGTCAGCGACTAAATCGCCTTGAGGAGAAAGGTCTTGATGTAACTAAAGGCCGCACAATTATCAACCGCTCTTTGAAAGCTTATGAAGAAGGGCGTATCCAAACAGCCAGAGCACAGAACAGCCTGGCACGTACATATATCACGCAGCTCGAAAGGCAATTAAAAGTCGGCGTAAAAACAGGCCGTATGCAGGCCGAAAACATTGATGCATTATCTAAGGCGCAGGTAAAACGCTATACCCTAGATCAGCAAATACGTCGTTTAGAAGAAGCTGGATTAAATACAGATAAGTTACGCGCAAAACTGGGCGAAGTCACTACCGCCCAAGCACGTCGTCAATTTGGAAGCTTTAAGCAGCTAACAAATGAACTGTCTTTAGCTATCCGCAAAGAGCGCGACAGGTTAGAGCTGCAAAAGCGCCAGACCCGCGAAATTGAACGTCAAGCCAGGATTGGCGGACCCCGTAGTCCGATTGGCGGAAGAGCGAACATTCCGGGATCCCCCGCCGCTCTGGCGGCGCGTGGTGAAACCCGGTCGCAGCGTCTTCAAGGTGTTGCTCTTGGTGCTGGCTTCCCGCTGTTGTTTGGCGGCGGCCCGGGCGCAATCTTGGGTGGTGCCGCCGGCGGTCTAGTTGGCGGACCAGCCGGATTTGCTGCTCAAATTGCATTAAGTGCGCTTGGTCAACAGCTGGATAAATTTGCAACAGCCACGTTTGAAACTGCAAAGGCGTTTACATCAACATCAGGCGCTTTCGATTTAATGAATGAAAAAATGCTATTTAGCACTGATTTAGCAATGGAGCACGCCATTGCACTTGAAGAACAAGGTAAAGCCACGGAATTAGCACAATTTCTCGCCAACGATATGGCAAAAGCGATTGGTAACAATGGTGTTCAAGCGCTTAAAGATCTAGGAGACGAAAGTAAAGAGACAACTAAACAGTGGAATTTACTAACTATCCAACTACAACGTCTTATCGCCGGACCTTTAAGTGGTTTCCTAAAAATCCTCAACCAAGTTTTAGGTCAAGTTACTACAGGAGCTGCTTTTAAGGGCTTCATGCAAGATATAAGTCCTGAAGCCCGGGCAACAGCGCAAGCACGTTTAACAGAACTAACCGGCACAGAACAACAACGCCGAAAGATGGCGCGTACTGGTCGCAGAATACCCGGTCTCATAAGTACAACTGCAGCGCAACAACAAATCATGCGTGAGATGGCCGGCGAACGGCCTGATGCACCGGCCTTTGACGTAACCGGCGCGGATCTACGTTCGATAACTGCACCTAAAGAGAAAAAACCTAAGAAAGGCCGCCGCAGTCGTCTTCCTGATTTAGTAGCCGAAGGGACAAAACTCCAAGAACTCCTGACACTGGAGCAAAGACGATCTGAGCTAATGCTTAACCAAGACAAGATGGGCTTAGCTCGTCTTGATTACCAACGCGAACTACTTAGTTTTACGCAAGAAGAAGCAAAAATACGCGCAAATGATGTGCCTAACGAAGAAAAAATACAAGCACTTAAAAACGTTGACTACAAACGCCAAATCGCTGGGGTTGAACTTGAAAGAGAGCTGGCGCAGATTCAAAAAGACCGTAATCAAAACAACATGGATGCCTTACAGAAACATATTGAAGCTCAGTACGAATTGAACTTTGCCATTCAAGCCCAGTTGCAGCTGGCGGAATCAATAGCAGAAACTATGGGTACAGGCATGGCTGGCGCTTTTGATTTGCTTATCACAGGAGCAGAAAACTGGAGCAATTCTTTGCGTAATATCGCGGCTACGGTGCTTCGAGACATTGCTCGCCAGTTAATTCAGATTTACGTAATTGAACAGGCAATCGGGTTTATGAAAACACTTTTGCAGCCATTTGTGTATGGGGAAACTCCACTAGGAGCGGGCGGAGGCAAGGTCGGCGGTAAAGGAACCTTTGGTCCCAACTATGGCTTACCGGCGCGAGCTAACGGCGGTCCGGTCAGAGGGCGTCATCCGTACATCGTTGGTGAGCGTGGTCCTGAACTGTTTGTTCCCGGACACAGCGGTGAGATTGTCCCCAATCACATGATTGATCTGGGTGGCAAGTTCATGCCGATGCACCCGCTATTCCTGGCTGCGATGGCTGGAGTCGGGAACTTTGGTGGTCGCCGCCAAGACTTCATGAACTACATGATTGGCGGGCGCAACTTTGGTCATGCCGCCCCACGGGCCAACGGTGGTCCTGTGTCTGCTGGGTCGCAATACCTTGTAGGGGAAAGGGGACCGGAGATGTTTGTCCCACGAGGCGGCGGTGGCGGCGGTGGCGGCGTCCAGGTTGGCGCTATCAATATCACTGTGCAAAACAGCGGGGAGCAACTTAGCCCTGCTGCCCAGAAGCAGATAGCCAACCAAGTTCAAGGTATCGTGATGTCAACCCTGGTCAACGAACGCCGTAGCGGAGGGGTCCTGCGTTAATGGCTTACATCGAATTTGACGACATCCCACTGGCACATGCGACGCCAGTGGTCAGGCGCAGCCAACGCCGTCAGCAGGCAACCTTTGGCGATGGCTACGTCCAGCTGTTGACTGATGGTCTGAACACAGATCGTGAGGTTTGGCAGTGCCAGACGTCTCCAATGCCTTACGCGGATGCGTATTCCATTGAGAGCTATTTACTGACGGTGCGCGGCTCAGCAATCGAGTGGACCGCCCCGATGTCTACCAAGACGTTTTCGCGCCCCTTTGTCAGTGGTCAGCTTGATCTGGGCTACAAGGACATCAGCAGCCTGTCGCTTGACGGTTACACCCGCCCGACGAACTACACCGCCAACCTTGACACTGGTCTGCTGACCTCGGTGGACATTGCGAATGACACGGTGGTCGAAGTCACTTTGACCTTGGCGGCTCGTGACTATGTTCTTCGTGATGGCTGGACAATGACACCAGTCAGCTCATCGTTCATGACGATCTCGTTTGAGCTGGAGCGAGTGTTCGTATGACGCAAACACCACCCGTTGCAGAGACTTTTAAGACCCAGATGCCGGAGGTCATTGACCTCTTCACTCTGGACATTTCGACGCTGCTACCTGCTGGTTCCACTGACCAGTCGATCTATCGCTTTTGTAATTGGTCGGATACTGACGGCGACGACATTACATACGACAGCAACACCTACACGGCAGTGCCGATGCAGGCGAACGGGTTTGAGCTGAATACCAGTGGCAAGCTGGAGCGCCCCAGCATCACGTTCGCCAACGTCGGTTTGGCGATTACAGCGCTGACCAATACCTACAGCGACTTGGTTGGTGCCAGTGTCAGCCGGATCCGCACACTGACGACTTATCTCGACGGCACTCCTGGGGCAGACCCTGATGCTTATTGGGGACCAGATGAGTGGGTGATCGAGCAGAAATCAAACGAGAACAAACTGGCAGTCAGTTTTCAGCTGGCTGTGCCATTTGACCTAGAAGGTCGCAGTTTGCCTGGTCGCCGTTTATTGCGTGAGCAGTGCCAGTGGATCTACCGTGGCGACATTGGCTGCCACTATGACGGCACCGATTATTTCAACGCGAACGATGAGTCGGTTACAGACCTTGCCGATGATGTCTGCGGAAAGCGCCTGACCAGTTGCCAACTGCGCTTTGGCTCTACTTCTCGTCTGCCGTTTGGCGGATTCCCTGGTCTCGTTGATTCCCAAGGCTGATGCTGTCGCAATGGCAAAACCCGCTTACCGCTGAACAGCGGCTGGCGATGCGCACTTATGCAGAACGCGCATACCCCAAGGAGACTTGCGGCTTCATCTTGCTGGATGGGTCGGTGGTGGAGTGCCGAAACACCAGCGACGAGCCCGACACGTTTGTTATCAGCGCCCAGGACACCGCTGATTACCTTGACGATGCCAAGGCGTGCTGGCACAGCCACGCGAAGTACAGCGGCTTCAGCCCAGCTGACATCAAAGCTTGCAAAGCGCTGAACCTGCCTTATGCCGTGTGGAACTGCAGCGGCAGCGAGACATTTTGGCTGGACCCTTCACAGGACGCAGGTTTAATCGGGCGTCCTTGGAACTACGGAGTCTACGACTGCTATTCCGCAGTGCGCGACTGGTACAAGCAGCAGTTAGGGGTTGAGCTGGGCGATTATCCCCGGCGTTACGAGGGGGAATGGTCAAAGCCTGGCTTCGTGTTCTTTGAGCAGAACTTTGCCGCTGAAGGGTTTCTAAAGGTGCCTGCCGGAACTGATTTCGTGCGTGGTGACGTGATCCTTTTCAGGATCCGCAACCAAAGCGTTTGCAATCATGTCGCGGTAGTGGAGGATCCAGCTGCCAACAAGCTATATCAACATCTAGTCGGCAGGTTGTCTGGGACGACTTCCTACAGCGGATATTTCCGCGAAAATAGCTACATGGTTGTGCGGAGGGCAAACTGATGGTGACGATCCGATTGATTGGAGAAGCAGGTCGCCGCTTTGGTCGTCAGTTCAAACTTGCGGTCAAGACCCCCGCTGAAGCTGTTCGCGCACTGTGCGTTCAGATTCCCGGCTTGCGTCAATATTTGTTGGATTCTGAAGAAAACGGAATTGGCTGGCGTGCGGTCACTGATCATGCAGCTGGCTTAGACGAAGAGGGCTTGCTGTGGCCGATGAGCAAGCGCTTTGTCCTGGCTCCTATCCCTGCTGGCAAAGGTGGAGTTGGCAAAATCATCGCTGGCGTGGCATTGGTCGCCGTGTCAATCTTGTTTGCACCTGCAGGTGCTTTTGCAGGCGGCTTGTTCACGCTTGGCGCACAAGCAGTTCCGATCGTTGCTGGTATTGGTTTAAGCCTTGCGTTTAGCGGCGTTGCCGACCTGCTGACGCCGACTCCCAAGATGCCGAACGTCTTTGGCGGCGGCGGTGGATTTTCTGGCAGTGGAGCCACAGGTGGCAGAAGTCGTGAAGATCAAAGGAAGTC